CTACGGCCCAAGCATCAAGAAGTTCGTTTGTGTTTGGAAGCCCACTAAACACAGCTTCTCAAGGAGTTCCTGTACCGATAGGTTACGGTAGATTGAAGGTTGGATCTAAAGTTATTCAAGCTTCTATTAAGTCATTCCCTCAAAATCAACAGACACAAAATGTTTTAACAGCCAACGCATTTCTTACACAAGAGGAGGATTATGTAACGCCTAATGCAATTTTAACAAGTAGGATTCCAAACAATAATATACAAGAATGAATCATCTACTAAAAAAGAAAGCTATTGCAGGAGGCGGTAAAAGACCCGAACAAAAACCTCCTGTTTACAAACCTCCTGCTATGGGGGATTTGCAATATGGAGCTTCCTATAGTTATGCTGAAAGTCTTGATTTAATAAGTGACGGACCAATAGAAGGTTTAGTTAATCAAAATGGAATACTGGTTACTGAAGGACTAAGAATACTTCAAGGTATATATTTAGATGATACGCCTGTTGCAGTGACAGATGAGGCTGAAGTTGCGACCTCTAGAAATTCTGTATCAGAACTGGAAGAAACTCAATTAGAATCAAACCCTGTAGATATTACATCTAGTGGAGCGACAAGTTGTAAAAACTTTTTTGTTAGTTTACAAGAAGCTTTAGATTCTTACAACCCTGACGGAAGAGCTTCTTCGTTAAAGTATAACAATAATAAACAGAGTGTTTGGAATTCTGAACCAGAGGTGTCTCCTAGCGCTGCTATGTTGTACTACAGGCAAAAAACAAAGCATCTCCGTGGAGCATCTACTACTCCTCAAAATAAGAAAGATATGGCAGCTTATGCCAGAGCTTATGTAGGAAGTTCTTTCTTTTGGATTGATAGTATAAGAAATCCTGGCAGCGCTGGAACCTCACTTGCTTATGCTGGTTATAGAGAAACATCACGAAAAGACTCTTTCCAGTCTATATATTGGACAGATAATAACGAAGGAAATACAGATTGGAAGAACAGGTCTAATAGCTCTAGGTTTTTTTGCGGGCTGCAATATGCTCCTACTGATGGAAAACACAGAGCTTTCTGGAATACTGCTCAAAAAGCTAATGATTTAGTTCAAGAAGATTTAACCAGAATTTTAAATCTATTTACTGAAAATAATGCTGATAGAGCAAACATCAACGTTGAAGGAACCGCATCTTTAAATAAATTTCAAAGAGATTTAGCATCAAAAGCATTATCAAAGCTTGGATGGAGTGGAGGCAATGTAAAAGATTTGCTTAAAAAGTTTTTAAAAAAGGGAGTTAGTGTCGAGAAAAAACAATCTGAATTTTTTATTATCATAAAACCAGATCTTGCGGCTGGATTAAGCGGAAACATTCAAAACGGAGATGGCGGATTATTAAACTACTCTACAGCTTTATATGGAGCCACTAAAGGTTGGAATATTTCATATGAGCTAAAAAATAATGGCGCAAAAATTATTGACTGCACTTGCCCAGAAATTAGTGCCGACGGCACTTTAACTGGCAATATGCATGGATTTGTACTGATTGCTTTTCCGACTTTTGATGAGATTCAAGATATAAAGACAAGTGGAGACACTGTTTTTGGAGTGCAAAGAAGCATGTCTATAGATGTTTACATTAAAGATGCTTTAAAAGATTTATCTAAACTAAGGTACTCAAGACAAGCAATACAGCTTGGAACTACTAATGATTATCAATTCGATAATTTGAAATTTAATTTTTCAAATGTCTTAGCTGAATTTAAAAATGGAGAGGAAAATCAAAATCCGCTTGGTTATTTTAATACTATTTTTATAGACCAGCAGTATGGCTCCCCTTTGTATGGGCCTTTTTCAACATCTAATGGTTTAGCTCCTCAAAAAATAAAAGAAGACTCTAATATGTTGACTAGGTCTAGACTTTTACATGGGCCAAATTCAACACAATTTAATTTAGATTTAGAAAATGGTTTACCTATAGCAGAGGGTAGTGAAGATATCAGAGAATCAGGCACAAAACCAAGAAACTATAGTGAGTGGGCCAATAACTCTTTAAAGAACTGGGATGAAAAAGCTATCCCTGTAACTCACACAATACTTAATCCTAATGTAGAATCTGTTTTTATTACTTTAAATGTAACGTCGTTAAAAGACACTTTAACAAAAAATGTAGAGAACGTCAGGAATGGCAAAGAAAAAACAAAACTAGAAATAGGTAGCACTTTCCCTAGTGTTTTAAACATAAGAGTTGAAACAGGTTTAATAGGTTTAAATGGAGAGAATAAAGTTCATAAAACACAAGACTTTAGAATTGTTGCTTTAATAGAAGGTCAAACTTTAATTGATTTAGGTAATCCAGATTTCCAAGGTAGTAGTAAAGATTATGTCATAGCTTTAGATTCTAGTCGCTCAAAAATAATAAGTGAGCCTTTTGATTTGCCAGCTTTACCAAGCCAGAATATACAAACTCTAACAAGTGATGGAGAGCAGGGCATAGAAACTTCAGCAGTAGACTCCTTTCAAAAAAGGTTTGTTAGGGTTACTAAGTTATCACATGAAACAAATTCTGTTTTACTAACAAAAGATGTATCGTTGCAGAAAGTAACTGAGATAATACCTACTAATTTACCTTATCCTTTTTCTGCTATTGTTGGCACAAAGCTTGATTCCAGATCTTTTGGATCTATCCCGAATAGAACTTTTGATTGTAAGCTAAAGAAAGTAAAAGTTCCTAGTAATTATTTCCCAACTAAATTTGGGGGCATTGACAAAAGATATTACAGAACAAATGCTGACTTTGAGAATACAAGGGAAGCTGATAAACTTATTTATAAGGGAGATTGGGATGGCACTTTTCATGATGAATTAAAGTGGACTGATAATCCTGCTTGGATTTTGTACGACTTACTAACCAGTACTCGTTATGGAATGGGCCAACATGTAGACGAAACGATTATAAACAAATGGCAACTTTATAAGATAGGAAGGTTTTGTGATGCGGTAAATGATGAAGGTTATTTTGAAGGTGTCACTGACGGCAGAGGTGGTAGAGAGCCTAGGTTCTCTTGTAATATAGTATTCGAACAAGGAGAAAAAATATTTGATGCTATTAATACGATAACATCAATTTTTAGAGGTAAAACATTTTTTGGTAATTCTGAAATAAACTTTGTCGATGATAGGCCAAGATCCACAGTAAATTTATTTACTAATGAAAATGTAAAAGATGGAGCTTTTTACTACTCTAATAATCGACGAGATGAACAATTTAATACTGTAGAAGTCGCCTACAAAGATAGGTTTGATAATTTTTTACCAAAGGTAGAGGTTATCGAAGATGAAAACGACATACGCCAAAGAGGTATATTTAAAAAAAGAATAGAAGCTGTTGGTATAACATCAAGAGCAATGGCTCGTAGAGTTGGACAGCATGAAATTTTTTCTAAAATTAAAGAAAACCAACAAGTTGCATTTACCGCAGGATTAGAAAGCTTACTCTGCCAACCTGGAGATTTAATAATAGTAGAAGATGAATTAAAAACATTAAAAAGTAATTTTGGAAAAGTTTTAGCCGTAGATTTAGATAATGAAACTATAAGGTTAAGTAATGTTTTTGATAGCTCTGATATGACTGGAGTTTTGAGTGTTTATCAACCAACAGGTCGAGATACAATTCAAAACTTAAATGATACAGCTATTACTAATAGACAAAGATATTATGATTTTACAGTAACAGGAACATCTAGTTCTACTTTTAATTCTTCATACACTGGATCATATTCTTTTTCTGGTTATACATCAGGCTATGCAAACGCTTCTGGAACTGTAAGTGGCGAAACACGCTATCAAGAGTACGCTTTATATTCTGGAACGGGTAATAATTATCTTTTCTTTAATGCAACAAATACAGGTTGGACTTTTGGTAGTGGTAATTCTTTAGCTTTAAACTCTGGTGATTGGATCGCTGTCGATACAGGAGTACAAACATTAGGATCTTTAAATACAGGAGAAATTATTCCTGTTGACATGGCTCAAGCAACAAAAAGGGCTGCCGCTGGAGAAGTTGATTTTTCTGGATCTATAACAGGATTAAATGTCCCCACAAGAGGAATTGTTGATAGCGAAATATCAGTCGCGTCACCTGACCAAATAACTAAGTTAACTGTAACTGGAGCTACTGTAAGTAATCCAACTGTATTAGAAGCTTCTGGATATAATCCTTATGGGACTCTTGTGTCAGGTTTCGACAATCCTGATATTCTTCCGTTTATAAAACTAGGAAGTCCTGCAAAATTTGAATTAAAAGATGCTAACCCGTTTATTTATAAAGTTCTTTCGTTGCAGGAACAAGCGCCAAATGAATATTTAGTTAATGCGTCAAAATACGAAACAGGTAAATTCTCTTTAATAGAGAGTGATAAAAGTATTGAACCTCTAGCTAACACTTTTAATTATAAAGTATCTCAAACTATAAATAGTACTTCTTATTCTACACTATCGGCGCCAACTTTGACAATTGTCGCCACAGGTACACCTGATCCCGCAACTGAAACTTTTAGTATAACAGGTAGTTGGTCGGCAGTAACTAACTCGACTGGTTATAATGTAATCTTAACTTACCCAAATGGTCAAACTGAGGATCTAACAACTTCATCTTTGAATGCTTCCTTTACAGGTATAGATAGTATTGGAGTATTTAATTACGGCGTAAACGCTTTAGGAAATAAAGCTGGTGATGGTGGCAATGCATTTTTTGATTCTAGTTATAGTCAATCAGGAATTTT